TACCAACAATCCAAAGAATCTATTGCAGATGCAAGAGCCGAACGAGAGCGTTTAGATCGAGAAGCTGCAGAAAACGCACGTAAATTAGCTGGACAAGCTGGTTACGGCTCTTTAAAAACAGGTATTGAACAACAGCTGCGACAAGGTCTTCTGGGATACGAAGACGCCACGTCACGGTTACGTGACTACGCACTTAAATATGACATGTCGCCTGTTGAAGGTGATATTGCTGAGCTCGGTAGTCTTTATACACAGGAACTCCTCCCTGGACGGCGTTCTACTGCCGTTGGTGCCGCTTATGAGGAAATCTTGGGCCGACAGGCAACCGAGGAAGAGAAATCAAAAGCCCTGGAGCGCTTCCAGCAAGGATATTACACTTCCAATCAAGAACTTAGAGACTCTCTCTATAAAAGTACTGAGTATCAAGACAAATACAACCAAAGTTATCTCGATAATTATTACGACACCAAGTTCGGTAAACAAACAGTTGACGAAGCCGGTAAAAAAACCGGGCAACGAACGTTTAATTTCTCTTCAAATCTTCTGCCCACAATGGGTGGAGACGCTGCTGGCGACCTTGCCAAACGCACTGGCGTCGCCATGCCGTCTTTTGGTGATAGCTTCACCGGTACCGCCGCTGAGTTAGAAGAGCAGTTACAGAATGTTCGCGATAGTCGCCAGTTTTTGTATAGTGCTGGCCTTACCAATCTTCAAGGTGAAATTGACAAAGAAACTCAAAAACTCAAAAATGAAGGCCAGAAAGAAATTTCCAAAATTAGTAGAGATGCTTCTGTTTATTCAAACCTGGTCAGCGGCTTCTGGTCTTGACTTTAAACTAATCTGATATAATATTTTTAAAGAAGGCAATCCTTCTGTTTTACCTTTGGTTTTGAATCATGACTGATAGCAATGTCGATCCGATGAGCACGGTTAGTGACTTTGACATTAATCGCTTTGAAGAGCTCCTCAACCGGCTGGAAGCTTCTAAAAAGCGTCAAGCCGCACAGAAATCCGGCTTGAGCCAGCGTGAGATTTTCTCGCAAGGTCTCGCTAGCATGATGGGCAACTTCTGATACGGATGTTGTAGGCCCGCCTTTTAAAGGGATGAACGATGACTAGTTCACAGTTGGATGATTACAATACTAATTATGACGACTGGTTTGACCTAGACAAGTATCGTCAAGCCGCTGGTGTGGCCTACGAGTTTTCCAAGAAGAAGATGGAGACCGCTGGTGAACAAGAACGTGAGACCATTGGTAAAGGTGCAGAGGAGCAAAGAGGCTCTGCAGAACAAGCCCAGCGTTTCTCCGAAGCTGACGAAGCAAGAGACTACAAGCAAGCCCAACGAGCTTATCGATATTGAGCTCTTTGATAATTGGGTAGACAATCTTGATTCAGCTACCCAAGAATCATTTACTGCTTTTGCATCTGATAACTACTCCGTAATTGAGGTTTACCTGTACGCCAGGTTCCTTGGTTACGAAGGTAGTATCACTGCGTGCGATCTTTGGGTTAACAAGTATTATCCAAAACCGGATCACCGCAAAACTCTTCTTTATGAAATCGAAGAGATGCAGGAGGATATCAGAAAATTGCGTCAAGCCGTAGAGGAAGATGTGGTAAAACGCGATGCAGGTGTTGCGCGTATTGCATCAATGCAAAAGGAATTACGTGGGGCAATTGCGCAGGTAGAAGAGTTCACAAATGCAAAGGATCGCAAAGGATTAATTATGGCTGGCGCCGACCGTGCCATTCGTGAGTTAATGTTTATTTTTAAAGACGATCCGATCGAGACTCCCTTGGAAGAGGCTTCTCTTAGTGTATGGTCTCGTATGCAGTTGGAGGAATAAAGGATATTAGAATAACCTTAAAGGAGCGACAAAGTTTCATGGGCGCCAAGCAAAACATACCAATGGCCGGAGATGCTGTTAAGCGCATGGCTCGGTTCAAAGGTACTCCTAGGGTTATGGGAGAGGCCAATGTATCTTCCCCTGGCCCGGCTGGTCGTCAAGAGATGTATGCCAATCGACCAGGTATTATTTCCGGTCCAGGCTTCAGACAAGGATTGATGAATCGTCAAAGGCCTAATTTCTAATGACAAAAGGTAAAATGCCTCCACAGCTTCTGGAGCACTTCAAAAAGAAAGAAGCAAAGAAAGAAGACGGCTCGGAGATGAGCGACAAGGAAAAGCGCAAAGCTGCCCTTGAAAAAGCTCGTAAATATCAAGAACAGAAACGCAAAAAGAAATAGGCTAGTATTCAGGTATACCCTGAACAATACAGATGCCTTCTTATATTCATCTCGCCCACCGTCGCAACGCTCGCGCTGCTTCCAAGAATTACAAGGTCCGAGAGAATCCAAACGAAGGCTTACTTGAGAAGGCAAGAGAAGACTTTGGATATTTCTGTGATTATGTCGCTGATAAACCTCCTGCTGAACATCATAAGAACTGGCATCGTCATTTTGTAACAGAAGAAGACAGCTCTTGTCTTATTCGGATTGCTGGTCCCAACATTGACCTACTGGCTCCCCGTGGTTCAGCCAAAAGCACAGTTCTTGGCCTTTTGACGGCTTGGGCAATTGGTATTCACACACAAGCCAAACTTCCGCTACAAATTCTTTATCTCTCCTATACGGTTGACATCGCTCGTTCAAAGTCGGCAACCATTAAACGAATTATTGAGAGCAAGAAATATCAAGAAGTATTCCCAACTGTACGGCTTTTAAAGAATGTCACCAGTAACGAGTATTGGTCTATTGATCACAAATTTGCTGGTATTGATGTAACAGGCGACGAACAGTTTACGCTTTGCGCAGCAGGCTTGAAGGGTTCCGTGACTTCTAAGCGTTCGCATCTTGTCATGATCGATGACGCCATCAAATCTGCCGCAGACATCTCAAACCCTGATATTCGTAAAACAATGCAGGACAACTGGAATGCTGTGATTGCTCCCACCATGTTTGAAGGAGGGCGTGCTATCTGTCTTGGCACGCGCTTCAGGCATGATGACATCCACTCCACTACGTTCAACGAGCAGAATAATTGGACGCAAATTGTTCTTTCTGCAATCCAAACTGATCCCGAAACAGGGGAGGAATTGTCATACTGGCCGGAGATGTGGTCGTTGGATTATTTAAAAGAAAAGAAGAGACAGGCGCCTATTTCTTTTTCTTTTCAGTACATGAATCAAATTGTTAGACAAAATGAGCTTTCCCTTGCGCCAGAATTAATCGTTAAGGCAGAAATCTCTACGGAATTTGATGCGCTTGGTATTGGAGTGGACCTATCCGCTGGCACGAAAGAAAAGAATGATTACACGGTTATGGTTTTAGGTGGGCGTATTGGTGATCAAATTCACATTATTGACTATCGTCGTTTACGTGTAATGGGTAACCTAGAAAAACTAGACGCTCTTAAAGAATTGCTCAATGACTGGTCGATTTTGGGCCGTGATGAAAAAGGTAATTACTATCCGACTTACTCAACGTGTGACATTTGGTCAGAAGCCGTCCAGTACCAGGCTTCTCTCGAAGCTGATTTCAAACGGATTTGCCTCAATGACGAAGCTCTCTACAATTTGATTTGGCACCCAGTCAAGGGCTTCCGTGCAGATAAGTTGGCGCGTTTCCGTGGAATCATGGGAATGTTTGAAGATCGCAAAATCATCTTCAATAGGTACCGGAGCTTCACAAATCTCTTCGAGGAACTCACAAATTTCGGTGTAAGTAGCCATGACGATTGTGTCGATGCGTTGGTTTGGCTTGTGACCGGTTTAATGAGAAAAGGAAATCTCCAACTCGATTATTAAATACTAGACTAGAAAAAAAAGTTTTGTGTCATGGGGCCAGAATACATAGCGATCGGCTTAACTGCCGTTGTATCGGCTGTTACAGGCGGCAGCTGGGTAGCAAGTAAAATTCTTGGTAGGCAGAACGATCAAATTCAGCAATCTTTTAATTATATTGGATCGCAGAAGCGCAGGATTGATATTTTGGAAGAAGACTTAAAACGCTTACCAATGGACTACGTTCTCAAGGTGGATTTCTTAAGAGAGATAAAAGAAATGCATGATAATTTTCGACAAATCAACGATAAGCTTGATAAGCTTATGGAAAAGCTTTTGTCAAAATGAGTTACATTCTTGAAGTTCAGGAAGATGAAAACGGAGATCAATACATTACGTTTCCTGACGAAGTTATCGAAGATCTAGGCTGGCAAGAAGGCGATATTTTGAACTGGGACGTACGTGGCGAAGGAATTATCATCACTAAACTCAATGATTCGGCTGGTTACGAAGTATTAGAAGAGTAAAATAAAGAAAAAAGAAGCGCGATGTACGGTTATTCTCCTGTTTCTTTCCAGGGCGAGAGAAATGTTCCTGGAGCCCCAGGCAACAATGCCCCCGGAGCTTTTGGAGGCTTGATGGCAGGTTCTCCCAGTTTTGATATTCCCCGTGGACCGGGAGCTCTGGGAGGTAGGTCTGAAGAACAAATCCGTCGCCTTCAACAGAGCATGCCGGAAAATCGCCAGCTTTTAGACGAAATGAAGAGGCGCGGCATTACTCCAGGTGGCGGCCCGCAGTTGCCACTTGCAGGCGTAATGGGCGGTATAGGTAATGTTGCTGGCTTGGCAAACTCACAGTTTTATGGTGGCCCTCAGATGGGGCAGTTGCCTGCGGGCATGTTTAAAACTGTTTACTAAATAACTGCTAGTATCTAAGGAAAGGAAATAGTCAATGGCTGTCGACGCTAAGGCCCGTCTTAAAGAAATTATTGATTCCTACCTGGAGAAAGACGGTGGGTCAATGATTGATACGGGCATCGTCGCCTCTCATCTGGCGCAGATGAAACTCTTTGGCATCCGCCAGGGGGTTGAGTTTTTTCCCGCACAAGATAATTTTGGCAATCAACGCAAAGACTTTATTGACCGTGTAATCAAATACAATCAGATTGATACGCGCCTAGATTCCGTCTGGGATTATTTCTTGTGTGACGGACAAGGACTGTTTTATATTCGTCCTACAGAAAACAACTATCGTCTTTACTATTTCCGTCGTCACGAGTATCGCACTTACTATAACGTTGATGGCGAGTTGGATGAAGTTGTCATCATCTACAGCTATAAAGTGCGCCGAGGCTTTGGTTTTGAACAGGAAGTTCAAGCGGGCAGCTTAACTGGACCTGCTTCCATGGGACAGGGTGCAAAACGATATATTCGTCTTTCAATTAAACGAAAAGAGATCACTGAAACCCACTCAGAAGGTGAAATCTCTTTTGAGCAACCACAATATGCAGTCTCCGGCAAAACAAAGACATTTCGCAATACACTAGGTTTTATCCCCTGTGTTGAGATTTTTAATAATCCAAAAGGTTTCTCCACTGAAGGTTTTGGCGAGTTCGATGCGTTAGCGAACCATATTTGCACGCATGACGAAATGGTTCGCACCATGCGTAAGAACGTGCAGTTCTTTGGTAACCCAACCCTTCTTTCGTCTCGTCCCAAAACGGACTTAATGGAGGCTGGTGGTGAGGCTACGGTTCAGCGTCCATCGATTGCAGCAAACTCCGGCTTTACTGGCCTGGGGCCACTAAGCCAATCTCGTTTTAAAGCAGATCCAATCAGTCGTGGGGTTGACGGACAGATCCGTGTGCCACGCGTGATTGCGAACCTCGAACCAAACGATCGTGTTGGTTATATCGTTCCAGATGCTATTACTGGTGACCAAAATGCTTTTGCTCGTCAGTATCGAGAAGAAATCCGCACGGCCCTGGGCGGTGTTGACGAGCTTTCTATTTCTGCAGGCGTAACGGCTACTGAATACAAGTCATTGTTTGGCCGAGTTTCTGCAACATCTAAAAAGAAAGCTAATTCTATTTATACCTATGGCGTCTGCCGATGTTTGGAACTAATTATTTATCAGGAAGAACGCTTGTTCCGTGAAACACTTGCTGCGGCGGCAGGTTTAGAAAAACCAATCGAACCAGCCGAGGACGCTTCCCAAGAAGAACTGCGTATGTATGACGATGCCGTCAGCGTGTTCGAAGATCAAGTCAAGCAATTGATGATGGCATGTCTGCGTACGCAGCAGATTCCCCCTGGAGTACTTGGCTTAATTCCAGACGGAGATGTAACAATTCAATGGCGTTGGTTGGGTCCTGTGTATGAAGATTCAACGCAAGATATACTTAACAACTCCATTGTGGTACGAAATCTGCAAGAATTAGGTGTTGATAGCATTGAAGCACTGAAATACCTCTTCCCGTCTAAGACGGATGAGGAGAGAGCCGAGATGTTATCTGGGTTCCCGTTCAGGATGGTGGGCGAACTACAGAGTGCATACTCTCAATTTGCTCGTCTTGTGGGGGGAATGATGCAGACCCCTCACCCGCAATCACCGGATTTACCGATGGCTGCGGATCCGAGATTGGATTTAACCCCATATCTGTATCGAACTTTAGAAGCCTTACAAAAGGAGATGAGTTATGCAGGACGCTACCGTCCAATCGATCCCACAGACGAGCCAAGTACAACCGGCGGTGGCTCCAAGCAGCTACGTGGCCCCGGCTCCTCAGGCGGCACCAGTGGCGTATCAAGTGGGTACCAGCTACCCCCAAGCGGTACCTCAGGTAGCCCCCAGCTACCAATCAGCCCCTATTCAGTACGCCCCCCAATCCCAACCGGCGGAATCTCAGGGCAATCCATGGGAATCGGCGTTCAACAAGGTGGTGAACCTGCTGAGCGCACCAGTCCAATCCCCGTTCCAGGGTCAACCGTCTCCTCAGACGACTCAATTTACCCCGGCCAATTACGGACAGGTCAGCAGCCCAGCTACGCAACAATCGGTAGCGCCGACCTCGTATCCCAGCCAGGCTTACTCGCCCAGCTCTTCCCAAACCTCCTCGAATCCCTCCTTGGAGCAAATCGCGGATTACCTGGGGCTAAGCAACGAAACACGTCAGGTAATGGACGCGTTCGGTCTGGAAGCTCCGGCAATCCTGAATCAGTACGCCCTGAATCTGGAGGGAATGCTGGACAGCGCCGTCGCATGGGGAAGCCGCGCCGCTAATGCCATCACTGGTTACGCAAACTTTGCGGTGAACGAGCACCAGGAGAACTTGGCTTACAACGAGATTCTTACGAATCCCGATGTTCTGAGTGATTACACCCTTAAGTTCTTCGGTCCCGAAGGTCCGTACCCCGTGTACGAAAGCGAAACCGAACTTGAGACTCCTGGTTATCGCACTGAAGCAATTAACCCTGCCATGGGTCAATTCCCTGCTCCCCCTCAGGCTGCAGGTCAACAAATGCCTGAAAACTTCTGGGGCAACTTCCAGGAGCAAATGGCTCGTGATCCGCAGAATGCCTGGCGCGTTCTGAACCAAGCTCAGCCTCAAGTTGTTGCAAACAAACTGTTTGTAATGGAGTGACGTCATGGGCGTGAAAGTTGGCCGTCGATTATCTCCGGCACAGATTGAAGGGGGTTCTATGCTCCCCGGCTATGCTGGTCGCTATTATGGTGCCACTGCTTTTCCCCAGGGTGATGTAAATCTTGGTGGTGCCCCGGCGCCTTTTGCTGCTCCTGCAGCAGCTCCGGCACCCCAGATGCAACAAGCGATGGCACCCCTGGGACAAACACGTCCCCTCCTTGCGTATGGTATCCCCGCTGCCGCAGGTCTTGCGGTTGGCGGGATGCTTGCTAATCAAGGTGAAGGCCCTGGCACTGCTGCTGTTGCAGGTACCGCTGCGGCACTTGGCGCTCGTGGTGCGTTAGGTGCTGCTCGTATGGCCGGTCAATACGCACCGTACATTACTAAAACCCTTCAGGGCGCTGTTGTGCCCGTGGGTAAAGCAGTCGTTGGCGCCGCTGAAAAAGTTCCTAAAGGTGGTAAGCGCATGCAGGCTCTTGAGCAAGTTGCTCAAGGATTGCGCGGTGCGTACAAAGGTGCTGGAGCAATTACTCCAGGCATGTTACAAAAAACCGCTGCTGCTGGAGCTGTTCCTGCGGGTGCACTTCTTGCCGGTCTTGGTGGTGTAGCAGCCGCTTCTGTACCTGGCGCTATGGGTGTACCTGGATTCCAGGCACAGATGCCGATCAATCCCGAAGGATATGGTTCGAGTAATTCCGCGAGCATTTATCCGACTACTTTGCAGTACTAGTAATTAAAGAATTACGGACTGCTAAAATTTGTGTTAGATAAGACATGTTAATGTCTGAATCTTTCATCCGATAACAACACTTTCTGCGACACTGGAGGATAAAACAAAGTGTTTATTGACAACGACTTCCCTAAGATTTTGGGTGCGGAGCTCTACCGCCCCCACCCTGCTTACATTGCAGAAATGGCGGTCGAGCCTGTTGTCGTTCATGACTTCACTCGGCAACCTGGTCAAACTGTTCAGTTAGACCGCTATAAGTTCTGGGGTACCCCTGGTACCAAGGACAGCCGTGAGCGTATTGCCGATCAAACGATTGGTACCGCTAACAGCCGTAACATCACCAAGGAGAAAGTCCTGGTGGTGTTGAAGGAATACACTGGTCCTGCAGATCCGGGCGATCCTACTCAGCCTTCGACCTTCAAGATTGCTCGTGAGACTCTGATCACAGCCCAGCGCCTTCTGCTGGATACGGGCAACCTCAACATGTTCCACCAGTCGATCGGTAGCCTGACGCTGCTTGACGACTACCGCCGTTGGCGCGATCGCGTGTTCATTGATGAACTCGCCAAAGCAGAAGCCAATGGTGCCGCCTCCACCACTCAGGGTGGTTACTACTTCCCTGGTGGCAAGACGAAGGATTCTTCCGGTCGTATCACCTACACTGGCACTGAGTACACCGCTGACGTACAACAGTTCTCGGTGCGTACCGACCTTCTGACTGTTGTCAAGGATCTGCGCAAGCGCAACGTACCGACCTTTGCTGATGGTCTGTATCGCTGCATCTGCGATCCTACCTTCATGCTTCACCTGCGTCGTGATCCCGACTTCCGTGAGATCGCTCGTTACGCTGGTAACCCTGGCCAGGGCATGTACATGGGCAATCCCATGATGCCTAACAACGCCAGCTTCTACATGGGTCCTCAGGCTGGCCAAGGCTACTTCCTGGCTGGTGAACCCGTGATGCCTACTGGCGTTCAGTTCGAAGGTGTGAAGTTCTTCGAGTCGACTAACTTCCCCACTAAGAACGTAACCACCTCCTTCGCTGGCACTGGTGGCTCTTACACTTCTCAGGAAGTGGCTCAAGGTTACTTCTTCGGTCCTCAGGCGATCGGTGTTGGTATCGGCGGTCCCAACGCTCAGGTGCTCATCAACAACAACGATGACTTCAGCCGCTTCATTATCCTGATTTGGCAACTGTATGCTGGTTTCGAAATCCTGAACAAGGACTTCGTGACTACCGCATTCAGCTATGTGTCTGACGACGGTGACGTTTGATTTTCGCAATACTTAAAACAAAAGGACAAATAAATGACTTATTTATCTTCCAAAAAAATCTACCCAGGCAACTGGGCTGAGCCTCTGAATGGTTGGTATAAGAATATTGATACCACCGATGATGGCACGAATAACGCTTCCAAGGGCGGCCCCACTTCCGTGTTGGCTATTCCTGGTTATCGTTATTTCCAACAGCGCGGTTACGTGGCTGTTACCCAGACTTCGGGCGCTCCTCTGGTGACTGGTACTGTTATTGTGCCTTCACCTTATCGTCAAGACGATACTCGTCCCGACATCACCGGCATGGTGATCTCCGGTAGCGCTACTCAGCCTGCTTACGTGTATCGCACTGCGATCTCCGTTGCTTCTGGCTGGGGCGATGGCCGTGTTGCTTCTGGTGTGTATGCCGCAACTGGTAACGTAATTTCCTTTGGTCGCGATTCCAGTGGTCCTACCGCAGCTTCTGGTGTGGGCGAAGGTCCTATCCAGGCCAACCTGACCTCTACTGTATCTGGCGACGCCGCCACCAAGATTTACTTCGCAGGTGGTAGCCAAGCCTTTGGCACCAACCCCTTCATCACCGCTACTGGTGCTGCAGGTGTTTCCGGCGGCGTGCTCTACTATGCGGCTTCTGCTGGCACCACCCTGAAGGTGTTCGCTAAAGGTGCTGCTAACGACGCTAGTACTTCCGGCGGTATCTACATCTCTGACGCTGATTCTGCTGCTGGCAAGACCGGTTATCTCGCCGTTGAGATCTGCTACATCCAGCCGGATGACGCACCTGCTTACGACGATATTGAAGCTTATCTTCCCAACCGCACTGTTAGCTGAGTAAGTTAAACTAGGACCAGAAATTAACTCTGGTCCTTATGCTTTATCAGCACAAAAAGACAGGCGCTCGTGTCAAAGTCGTAAGTGAGTGGGACAATGGCGATTGGTTCATGGTCGAAGACCAAGACGGTCGCCTCTACACTGCTTACAAAACTGAATTGCTTCCTGATGAAGCCGCAACTAAGAAGGTTAAGGCGTTACAGGTAAAAGACAAAGCAGCACAAGAAGAGCCTCGCACTTTTCCTCCCGACAATCGTTTAAATATTAATTCTGCAACTGCTCAAATGATTGCAGATCATATCAAGGGAATTGGTTTGAAAACTGCGCGAGAAATCAAAGATCTTCAAATGTCCTTGTCGGGTGAAAGATTTAATTCACTTGAGCAGTTAAAACAGATCAAAAGGGTTGATTGGGAAGCGGTATTTTCAGCTGATCTAATTCGTGTCTGACATATGACCCCTGGGAAACCAGGGGTTTTTAATTTAGAATAAAAAGAAAATCATAATAATGGCTGGCTTAATTCCTGCAGGCGCTATTGTCGATCCAAGCAAGGATATTTTTCCCACAACAGGAGCGCATCTTGATCCCAGGATTGTTCCTCAGTTTGGTCCTAATAAAGGAAAACCAATCAATCCACGAACAGCCAAATTCCTTTTACAGAATTTAATGCTGGGAGGGAAGCCTGTCGTTGAGCAACGGTACGGAACTTGGCAGTGGAACTTTCCTATTACAAGTGAGTTTGGTGGACGAAAGGCACCAGCTCCTGGCGCTAGTACATTTCATAAGGGCATAGATATCGCGGCACCAGCGGGCACCTCTATTACTTACAAAGGATACGGAAGCTATATACCAGATCAAGGTTTTGGTACTATTCGAACAACAGATGCACAAGGCAATCCTTACGACATAAGGTTGTTGCATACAACTCCAGGTAAAGCTTCTGAGGTTGTAGGGGGAAGTCCTCCTCCGGCCCCAGTCCTGCCACCTGCTCCTGGCCAAGAACAACAGAAGCAAGACACCAGGACTTCGGATATTCTTGAAGCCTTTATGTATGGGACACAGTATGGCGGCAAAGACAAGGAAGAAAAACCTAGTCTCACTAATCAATTAGTTGCTGGCGTATTATCTCAAGCTTTATCACCGCAGCGTTCTTTCATTAATCAGTACATTAGTCAAGAACCCTACCTCCAAGGACAAGCTGCTTCAACCTATGATTACTTGCAGGGTCTATTTGGTTGATTACTGCAATCTATAATAAATGGATGACTGAATAAGGCTGTGCAGCTTTCTGACTTCGATAAAAGTAGGGTCAGGTATCACCTGGGTTATTTCACTGTTTCTGTTCCAGCGGGTGACTATGCCCGTCTGGAAGAAGCAATGAATACCGTACCGGATTCTTATTTTTACGATAAGATCATTATTCAACTTGGTCGTTGTGATACGGCTGAGAAGAAAACAGAGGTTGCAACTTCTCCTTCCACCAGACTTGAAAGCATTGCTGGCGACGTGGATCGTACGATTCGCTCCAGTAACGCAAAGGAAGCATTAAAAGTTTGGGACGAAATCTACCTTTACGAAACAAATCGTTTAGCGCAGATTTTATATGTACCAAACTACAAAGATCCGTTTCAAGCTAGATACCGCTATGAGCGATCAGGTGCTGAGTTTATTCAAGCTCTACCTGGTCCTGCTGACACTGCAGTGGGTTCTCGTATTTATCTTCGTGAGGTTTGTCGGTAATGGCGCCTAAAACACCAGCTGGTTTTCTTTATAACTTTTTAGGTCGCGCCGTACAGGACCCGACGAATTATCGTTTCTTACAAGAAGCTGCAGGGGATGTGTTGTCTCGTGCTATTCCAAGGAATGTGAACTGGGGTGGATTGCCAGGTCAATTCTTGAACACGCTTAGCGACATCAGCAAGATGGCCCCCGGAGCAGCAAAAGAAGCTGCTCGCACTAAAGCAAAAACAACTCTGACGCGTGCTGCTGTACAACCTCCGACCAGACCTGCAGGACAAGTAGGTGCTGGTGGCGCTTTACGGGCTCCTGCCGTTGGTACGCCATCAGTACGCCCACCGGTAACCACTGGTGCTCCAGCTACATCTTTACCAGGTGGCGGCCCATTCAATATTGATTACGCTCTTCGGCGTGCAACAGGATTCACCGGATCTCCTGCGCAACTTGCCGAAAAGCTTGGTGTTCCCCTCAACAAACTAAAGTCGGTTGTACAGTCTTCCCCCTTCGCTATGCCCTTGGAGGGAATGATTGGACCAGCAAGTCCCCTTGGTCAAATCACTGCAAAGACATCGATGTTTGCGGCAGCACCCAAGAATGCTCTTCAAACAGGTATTGGACAAGTTGGAGGTTTGGTCAGGAATCTTCAAGGATTAGGACCGACTGCATTGAATCCTCTTGCAACACGGACGCCAACAACATTTTTAGGTAAAACTGGTAAATTTTTTAATCCTTTAAATCCATTAAACATTGTCGATGCATTAAATCCAACTCCGGGTATCACACTTGGCGCCAGGCTCGCGGGAGGACTTGGTTTAACAGGATCCGCCGCTCTTGGCACGTCTGTAGCCGGTGGTCTCGCTGGTTTCGGTGCAATGGAAGCACTGTTCCCACAGTCTTTAGCTGATGGCACGCTTGAGGCGGCGATTAAGAGAGGTGATTTCGATCCCCAGAATATTCGTCAAGACGTGAGAGGTTTTACTGATCGGGATACGACAGGGGCTACTGCCCCTCCACCTCCGACCTTACCTCCTCAGTTGGATCTAGGGTCGCAAGCCGGACAATTCACTACTCCCCCTGGCGCACCACCTGCACCTGGAGCTGTGTCTAACGGGGCCGGTGTTCCCGCACAACGCCAGAATGTTCAACAACGCGCACTCTCTCAAGAAGTATTTAACGCTGCTCAGCAGTACGCTGCTCCTACAGGTATCCCCCTTTCTTCCTTCTATGCGGGCCAGCAGCAACTGGGTAGGAGCATGGAGCAGGGTGGAGAGCTTCAGCGTCAGTTGAGAGATCTGGGCGGTGCAGCAGGGATGGCGGACGAAGCCTTCATGGCATGGGCGAAAGCCAA